GGCCACGACGCTACCACGACTGAATAAAACGGTCGACTTCTTCCTCCGGTATCGGCGCTACAATCATGTGCCCCGCCTCCCGTACTGCATGCTGGTATATTTCCTCTTTTGTACTGCCCAGAACCGCCGCCAGTTTATCGCACAGAATCCACAGATACGCGTTTGCGTCCAAACTGCGGCGCGGATGCTTGATCTTTAGCGTCACCAGCTTGTCCAGTATTTTGCTGCTCGGTTCCTGCTTCAGTTCTACCACGGCGACTTTGCCGCTGCTTCGTATAACCCGTCCTTCCATCCTCCAACGCTCCTTTTCACGCTTGCAAATTCGTTTTACCACTCCGGGATAACAAGACGCGGCACGTCCTTTAAACTCGGCATTTCCCCATTTTTAAGGCTTTTACACAACACCACAATGCGCGGCAGATATTTACGGGTGATCCAGTGATAGTCATAGGGAACCGGATGCTCGCGCAACCGCTTCGGGTCTATTGGCAGAAAGAAGTTCGCATACTCCGCATCCGTCATACGATACGAATTGATTACCAGTTCTTTTTTTGCCGCGAACATCTCTACCTGCGCCTGTCCCCAATGCCCGACGGACAGCTTGTATTCATCCTTGTGCGTCTTGACCTCGTGAATTGTGTCCCGCGTCTCACCGTCCAGATTGACGCGTATCCGGTATTTCGGTATCCGGATCTGCCGGTCCCGCTTCTCTATCCCCAAATAATCCAGCACCCGGCCCTCATAGGCAGTGCCCGCCGCCATATACTTGTTCGTGTATGTACTTCTTTCTATGCCGAGCTTTTCCAGCCACCACTTGTAAAATGTATCCGTATCCCACCGGCGCATGATAATGCCTGTATCCGACGCGCCGAACCACCCCGACCGGTCTTGATCGTGTATCATTTGCGCATCAACCTGTCTATATCCGTCTCAAACTTCTCCCACTGCGCGGGGAGCATGAAAAACTTCTGAAACTCGCGTTCACTCTTGCCAAGCGCTGCGCAGATGTCCTTCAACTCCATTCCCCGCTGTAAGAGCACTGTTATCTTCTCCTCGGCACGCCGTTTGATTTTCATAATGCTATGATGATCCAGGTTTTCTTCCGGCGCAGCGTCTTCTTCATCCACCCAAAGGCTGAACCCCAGCCCCGTATGAATGGCAACTCCCTTGACAAACGCCCGCGCGTGCGCATTGGATATACGAAGCTGGTTGAGCGAATTGTCGTAAACGGGATTGGAACCGTTCAACAGCGGATAGTCCATACGAAAACGGAGACTGTCTATTACTACGTCAACCGCCACAAAATAACAGCCTGTTTCACGTCCGTCCTTGTTCTGCGTTCTGCGCGATTCCAGAAGGTAGCTGCCATTCTCCCGGATCGGTGTAAAATATACGTTCTGCGCGCCGTGCTCATGCAGAAGCATTTTGCACTTGCCCCAGGGCAGATACATCGCGCTGTCTCGCTTCTTGCAATGCGGCGACACATCTATTTTCATCAGTTCTGCAAATGCTGCAAGCGGCATTGTCCTCACTCCTCAATATATTTCATATACGCATATAAAACGTCGGGATTGTCCGTGATATATTCCCGTAAATCCTCTTTGTATATCTCATGCACATGACTATCCCCGTCGCGCACATCATTGTCCAGGGCGTCATACAGGCGGTCGTCCGCAAAGGGGCCTATATCAAACAGGAAATCAAACAGAAAGTTTCGCCACCCGATTTCCTGCCTCGACGCGCAGCTCTCTGTAAGAAAGCGAACCGCTTTCACCTCGTCGTATTGGCCGATTGCGCAGAGCTCATGATAGCAGACCCCGCTGTCCAGCTCTATGTAATTTGTGTAGTCGTCGTACACCGGCAATCCGCACTCTGCGCAAACTCCGATACATTCGCAAATATCGTCGCTGCCGCAGCCGGGGCACTCGTCCCATTTTTCCGTATAGCCGCCGTCGGGATAGTACCCGGACAGGCTCAATGAAGCGCGGTGACGCGGCTCATCAAACACGCTATGACAGTTCACGCAGCACATCATTTCCGGACCTCCTTGACTTTTTCAGCACGGCGCGCTATAATATGGTTGATGTTAACTTTCTTGTTGTTATGCTGCCTGGTAACGGTTGCCGCCGTGCCAGGCCCTTTTTTTTCGTAAATGCCGTTGATCCGCTGCACCTCACGACATAACCACTGGCTGATACTCGCATACCCCTGATCCTTTAACCGAGCCTTGAATACGACAGGATCGCCGATTACCTCCATAGGGACACGCACTGTCATCTTGTATTCCGTGTCCGGGCCCGTATAAATCGGCTTTACTTTGCGCTTCATCCCATAATCCAGCTCTGAATATGTATATAGGGAATCGGCCTGCTCCTGCATTATGGAGCACAGCACCCGCAACTGCTCCGGGGTTGGCCTGCATACGCCTGTTTCAAAGCGGCTGACCAAGGCTGTATTTACCCGGCTGTCCACTTCTTTTAACCGGTTCGCTACGTCTCGCTGCCGCAGATTCATCCGTTCGCGCGCTTCCTTTAATCTCATTGTTATGACCATTCCTTTCCGCTGCGCTCCAAGGCACCAAAGGGAATGAAACCCAGGCACCTCTGACGCAGCCAGTCGTAATTTGTTAGAATATACTTGAGGAAGCAGGCACACTACAGAGTACGTGAAGGAGAGTAGGCCCAGTTAGGAACTGGACTGAATTGTTATGTGTGCCGGACGCTCTTTCAAGCACCAATGAGTAGGGCTTTGTAACCTGTAACCTTATCTTTGGAGAGACGGACTACTTCAATCTTTCAATGAGCGTCCAGTCCCTGCCTGTTCCCTCAAATACTGTTTCGAGGGGATGTGTTATGCTTAAAATCGTTTATCGTGTCTGCTGCGGGATGGATGTCCACAAGTCTTTTGTCGTTGCCTGTATCGCTTCCACAAATGAATATGGAGTGACAACTTACAAGAGTAAGCGCTTTTCCACATTCACCGGAGATTTGCGGCGGTGCGCAGTTTGGCTGGCTGAAAACAACTGCAAGGATGTGTGCATGGAATCCACCGGAAAGTATTGGATTCCCATTTACAACATTCTGGAGTCCACCTGCAACATCGTCCTCGCTCACCCCAAGTATGTGAAAGCCATTCGGGGGAAGAAAACAGACAAGCGAGATGCCAAGTGGATCGCAGACATCTTCAAGCACGACCTTGTCGCTGGGAGTTTTATTCCGCCGGCAGATATCCGCCAACTTCGAGACCTGTTCCGTTATCGTTGGAAACTTACCAGCTTCACCACCGGTGAGAAAAATCGGGCGCAGAACTGCCTGACTGTCTCCAACTTTAAATTGGATGATGTGTTCTCGGATGTGTTCGGCAAGGCAGCCTCCGCCATCACTGTCCGTATTCTGGACAACCCTGCGAAGAAAATCACGGATGTTTCTGGATTCCGCACCAAGCACATGAAAGCGACTGACGAGGAAATCCTCGCTGCTGTGGACGGAGTGATGTGTGAAGAACAGGCTGAAAAGCTCCGCATCATCCGTTCCCACATGGACAGCCTTGAATTGTGCAAACTCAATCTGGAATCGCTGATTCTGGCAACTGCTGAGAAATATCTTCCTCAACTTAACCTTGTTATGACGGCACCAGGTATCCAATCCTTTGCCGCTATCGGCATTATCTCTGAAATCGGAGTGGATATGTCTGTGTTCCCAACCTCGAAGCATCTTTGCTCCTGGGCTGGTCTTACGCCGCAGAACAACGAGAGCGCCGGAAAGAAGAAAACCACCAGAATCAGCCGGGCTGGGGCTTACATCAAGCCATTGCTGGTACAATGCGCCCTCTGTGCGATTCGTGCCAAACAATTCCCGGAAGTCCGCAACCGTTACCTCGCACTCAAAAAGCGCCGAGGGCACAAAAAGGCTATCATCGCCATTGCCAGGATGCTGCTCACGGTCATCTACAATATGCTCAAGAAGAATGAGCCGTACACCCCTGAACTCTACCGCAAGGATGATCGGCCACCGGCACACCGTGAGGTTTCTATGGAAGAAGCCATCTTTATTCTCCAACGGCAAGGTTATCTGGTGACCGCTCCACCTACTACTTAGTTTTTTTGAACAACTTCTTTTTTCGCCCGCTTTTTGGGGGCTTGGTTTTGTGCGCCTTTTTTCGGAATGGTACTCAAATTACAATGTTTCAACCTTCTTCCTCCTCCCGATATTTTTCTACCGTATATTCCGTTTCATGGTTTGTGCGGGTGAGCCTCGCCGCCACTGCTACCGCTTCAAAATGGTGTCCGAACGTCTCAACCTCGCACGCGCTGTTGCAGTACCAGCCTGTCGCTTTCGGAAACGCCTTGCTCCTCCATCGTATCGCGTACATCCTTACTCCTCCTTACTCAGCTTGTCCGCCCTGCGCCCCAGTACCACCATAGCGATAAGGCACGCACAGGCTTGTCCCATTCCCTGCCAGTATCCGATTCTGCCCGTCTCTACCGCGCCTACGCTCCCCAGCAGCAGTATGAACAGCAGCAGCAGGGCTATTATGTACTTCTTCATCTTCTCACGTCCTCTACGCATCAGCGCCTACGCTGGTGCTTTTTTGTTTTCGGCGGCCTCTGACTGATACATACCATATTTCAGCAGTTTAGCGTATCCTTGTTCAATCGCTTTGATGTCCAGCCCCCACGCCTCATAGGCGATTCGAGTATTTGCTTTATGTAAATCGTAAGTCGGACATTGCCGTTCGGCCATCAGCTCTCGTGCAATAGCCTTGAGTTTATTTGCTGAATTGTTTCCTACGCCAAACAGCTCCTTGATATCTTTTATTCCCAATTCATGCCGTGAATAATATACTCTGATCGCCGTACCCAAGTCTTTAACCTGCGGTATCCTTACTCGGCCTTTATCCATTATTCTTCTCCTTTCTCGTTGAATAGCTCGTCAATCGTACAACCCAATATCCGCGCAAGCTCTGGCAGCTTGTCTGAACGAGGCGCAGAAACGCCGGTTTCCCACTGACTAACTGCTGTTTGGTCCACTTCTAACAATGCCGCAAGTTGCCCTTGCGTCAAACTTTTATTAAGTCTCAGCATCTTAATATTCAATTCAACACCCCTCCAACTAAGATTTACACTTTTATATTAACACTCGGGAGACTTTGTGTCAAGAGTTTTTTTCTTGATTATTTTGGTTTTTTTATTTACATTAAGGAGTTAAACTCTTATAATGGAGTTGAGGTGGCAATCATGAATAGGTTTAGGGAATTACGTATTAATAATGATTATTCTCAAACTCAACTGGCTAATAAATTAAAGGTTCATCAGACTGCTATTAGTCAGTGGGAGTTAGGAAAGAGTTTCCCAGACATACTTACCATGCAAAAATTAGCCGACTTATATGGAGTATCCATAGATTATATTCTAGGCAGGGAGACTTCACGCAATGGACAAGCAACTCTATCTGAAGATGAAAAAAAGCTTTTGCGAAACTATAGAGGTCTTGGTGCGGAAGAAAAAAATACAGTACAAGATTTTATAGAAAATAAAAAGCAGAAACCTCGTATGTACGAAATTTCTGCCGCAGCATCTGGTGGCGGTTCTGTAACAAAGCAGCTAACCGAAGAAGAGGTTGAAGCTATTCGAAAAATTCTAAATCAAATAGACCAAGGATAATATTTCCAGTTCAAAATCCGGCTTTATGTGTATCTCTTTGTCGATTGTTGTCGTATAATTACTCTGTAGGGGGTGATTATATGATGAATTTACTTAGAAAAGCAAAAGATTTGAAAAAAGAATTGGGGTGCTGTCCAACACCTGAAAGCATTATGAGTGTTTTCCTCACAAAAGGATGGAATATCCTATATTTTAGAGATGATACTGATGAATTTATACACAAACTCCATTTAGAGGACATGGCAAGAACAAATAAGGCATTTACAGTATGCATCGAAAAGAAATACCTAATTTTTGTTTGTGATAATTTACCATACAGGGAGATGAACGCCCTGTTAATTCATGAGGCCGGTCATATTCTATTGCACCATAATTTTAAAAACATATCGAATGCGGATAACCATGATGCAGATACTTTTGCTCGATTGGTATTATCTCCGTATAGTTGGGGGCATTACCTTTTAGCTGCCTTTATTGTTTTAATTGGGTGCATTGCATTTCTAAACATCTTTATATCAGACATTGATGTTGCGCCGATTGAGCATTTTCCGTCGACATATAATACTTCATCAGCGTCAAGTACATCTTCTCGCCAAACATTCAATACCGATAAGGTCGTTATAACGACCGGCGGCGAAAAATATCACACCCCGGATTGTTACATAGTAAAAGACAAAACGAATATTATTACGGTCACTATTGATGAAGCGGTCCAACTGGGCAAGGAGCCCTGTAAAATATGCAATCCATAAATATAAGGGGAGTTGACATCATGAAAAAGGCATTAATAAATATCGGGGCAATAATACTGGCAATAATTAGTTTTTTTATAGCAAATCGTCTCATCACTTTGTTGTATCAACTGGCCGGCAAGGTCCCGTTTTTGTTGACGATACTATCATTCCCCGCTGACAGTAATCTTTTGATAATAACTGGTTTGGCAACCGGAACGGTTGCGGCTGGACACGTAGTTTACAATACTATTTGTAAATACTCAAACAGTCAATCTAAGGTCGGTCTTGTATGCCTTGTCGTTATCTTTATTCTTTTAATCATTATTCGCTCTATCTTTAATATTCTAGTTGGATTTCACTGGAATATAATTGTTTATTTGGTTTGCGGGGTGGGCGCAAGCCTGTTAATGCTATCTGAATCAGACTAGATATTATGATTGTATAGAGAAACAGAGGAGTTGACATCATGCGCTTCAAAGAATGGATTGTAGGTTCCCTTGGTGCTGTCGGATTGATATTGTTTTATCTGATTCAAGTGGTAATAATATTCATTCCACTGGTATTCTTGGGTCTCCCTTGGTGGGTAGATGCACTTCTTGCCCTGATTGTTCTTTTTGTTCCTTTTCTTAATACAATAGCCGCACTTGCCATATGGATATGGTCTTTTATCATTGTCATTTCATCTCCGATTACATGGGTGTCAATCGTTTATTTCATATGCCTTGCTTTTCATTTAGTCTTTGAAATAATACCGGTAGTAATATCTTTTATAGGTTCTTTATTTTCTCATCGGTATTAAATTTTAGTTAGACAAAGACTTTTAATAGGAGTGTTGACAAAAATGAACCCATATGAAATATTGGGAATCAACAAGGACGCAACAGAGGAAGAAATTAAAAAAGCTTATAGAAGAATGGTTTCACAGTATCATCCTGATGTTTTTTGGGGAGATAAAAGCTATGCGGCCGAAAAACTCAACGAGGCGACAGAAGCTTATCAGATGTTAAAGGCTAGCGGTTTTTATCGTGAGGAGACCCAACAGCATGATTTTCATAAAGAAGAACCCAAGCACTACCAGCAATCCACCAAAAGTACGTCTACATGGAAATGGACACCATATAATTCCAAACAAACTGTACATTCAGGCTCATATTCTAGCGACAAGGAGAGTCCTTATTCATCTGAACAAAAAATCGGCATATATGCAATGGGCCTCATTATAGCAGCGGTACTTATATTGTGTATAGGTACTTTTGGCTCCCGCAATTTACAGGAAAATAAAAACTCCATTACCACACAGCAAATCAATTCCAGCGAATCCATATTAAATAGTAATGCAGTAATATCAAGTAGATCAGAATCAAGACCTACTGATGCTGAGGCGATAAAGTCATGGCGGCCTCCCAGCAGAGATTCGAATAGCAGCAGTTATCAATCAAGTGCCAGGGATGAAACTCCCGAGATTGATACGGTATCTGAGGCAATGGAGATTTTAAAAGAACGCGAAAAGGTAAATTCCATTGCATTGTCAGAAGAAGTTTATATGGTCTATATTACTGATAGCGGATCTAAGTATCATCGACAATCCTGTCAATACCTAGCACATAGTTCTTATTGTGTGGCAATTTCTTATGCACAAAACAACGGTTATGAACCGTGTTCGCGGTGCCATCCTTAATTATATAATGAGGTAGCATATGCCAATATATAAAATGCCCGGCAAGAAAGACGGCTTACAACAGTATAGAGTGCGGATAAATTTTGTGGATGTATTCGGTGCGGCGCGTCAGATTGACCGTGTCGCTTATGGCGCGGATAATGCGCGACAGTTGGAAGCGAAGCTACTGGCGGAGTACAGGAAAAGCAACGGAGATACATTTACTGTGCAGGCTCTTTTTGACGAGTATATCGCTCACAAGCGAAATAGTGTGCGGGAAACTACCCTGATTAAGACCGAGCGAATCCTGCGGGCGAATGTACTTCCCTACCTAGCTAAAGTCAAACTCAACAAATTGGACGTATCCAAACTGATTAGCTGGAAAAATAGCATTACCGAATTACCGAATGCCATTAAAACCAAACAAAATATTTATGGGGAATTTCGCGCGCTGCTCAATTATGCTGTGCGCATGGGGTATATTCCCTCAAATCCATTACACAGGATCGGTAACTTTCGGGACGCATACTTTGAAAAGCCCCAGGATAAGATTCACTTCTATACCGCAGAACAATTTTCCGCATATAAAAAAGCCGCTCTGCGTGATGCAGAGCGGACAAATATGTATGATTACTATGTGTTTTTCTGTATCGCTTTTTATACCGGAATGCGCAAAGGAGAAATACATGCGCTTAAATGGACTGACATTGACGGAAATATCCTGCATGTCAGGCGATCGGTCGCCCAGAAAGTAAAGGGGAAATCTATTGTAGAAACCCCTCCGAAAAATAAGTCCTCATACCGTGATCTGCAAATCCCGGTACCGCTATTAGATATCCTTGCGGAACAGCTAGCCCGGCAAAAACATGATCCCGGCTTTTCTGACAGCTTCAGAGTATGCGGCGCGCATAAATGCCTTAGTGATACAGCTCTTGACAATAAGAACCGTCAGTTCGCAGCCGATGCTGGGTTGGAAAGAATCCGTATTCATGATTTTCGGCATTCCCACGCTTCCCTATTGGCAAATGAGGGCATTAATATTCAAGAAATTTCCCGCAGGCTTGGGCATTCCAATGTTGAAATAACGTGGAACACATATTCACATTTATACCCGCGAGAAGAAGAACGTGCGGTCAGTGTTCTAAACGGCATAAAATGATTTTCCCTTACACGTTTTTTACACGTTTTCGCTGATATTTCAAAAAATCAGAGCGAGCAAAGAAAGAAGACAAAACGTCAAAATGCTTGTAATACCAACGTTTTATAGACTTTATAGATAAGAGGAAAAACAAAGATAAATCCTCTCCAAAATTCTCCCCGCCTCCACCATTATAGCAGAAACCCGTTGAAAACAGCGGGTTTCTGCTTTTTCTTACACGTTTTTTACACGTTTTTTTGCGTCGAAATCTTATGCTATTAAGACAATATACACTTAGCGCAACAAAAAACGCCCCGCCTTTCGTCACTCTCCGGAACATGGAGGACTACTCAGACGGGGCGTGTAAATAAGATTGTTTAAGGTATGGCTACCTTATCACCCGCATAAATCAGGTTGGGATTCTTGATCTGCGGGTTGGCGGCAATCAGCGCGCCAAGAGACACACCGTACTTCGCCGCAATACCGGACAGGGTGTCGCCATCTTTAACGGTATAGACCGTACTGCCTGCCGTCCGCGCCGCAACCCAGCCTGTTACCTGACCGGCCTTGCCGATGTTCTCCTGCTTGTTCGTAATACGCATGCGCCCGTTTACGATTTCCCCGTCCCAGCGATAGTATGTGCCCGATACCGTCCCAGATCTGCGCTTGGAATCGGAGGCCGCGTACAGCGGTTCATCTTTCAAGGAGAGCGCGCCGCTCGGCTTGGGCGCGGGCTTGTCCTCACCGGTATAGGTCCGCACGCCCTTTACAGCGTTCGCATTCGCGGAAAGCTTCTGATCGGGGAACCGGTAAACATACTTCTGCGGATCAACCGCATATTTCGCCTTGTCCTTAAGCGCCCAGGCATACCCCTCCGGGCATACCCAGAACTCAAAATGCAGATGTACGCCGCTGGCATTGCCGGTCTGTCCCATCACGCCGATCTTGTCCCCACGCTTCACAGTGTTCCCCTTGCCCACATAAAAAGCGGACAGGTGCCAGTACAGGGTATACACCCTTTTGCCCGTTATCGCGTTGTCATGCTGGATGACAATGTATTTCGCTCCATCCGTATCCGTGGCGGCCACGGCGACCTTGCCGTCCAGCGCGGACAGCACCGGCGGGTTCGGCGTGTCCCAGCCGATGTCGAGGGCCGGGTGCTTCTCGCTGTAATACTGGGTAATGCCTATGTATTCTACCGGGTATTTACCTTTCTGAATCATACTATTTATCCTCCTTTGCCTTTACTTCGGGCAGGCCTGCAACGGACGTCAGCAGGGACAGAATCCCCGCCAGCAACGCCGCAGATCCCACCATCAGCCAGTCCACGTCACCGAATACCGCCGCCGTGCCGATGGTCGCAACCGCCGTCTGCGCCACCGTCTTAATCGCACGGACACCCGCCGCTTTCAACCAGTTCTTTGTTTTGCTGCTCATCTTTTCGATCCTCCATATTATCCTTATTCAGTCTACATTCCTATGTGCCGGAATACAAAGCCCAGAATCAGCCCTATGACAGTGGTAATGACATACCCCGTCACCTTGCGCCACAGCTCTCCGTCCCGCTCCTCCAGCTTTTCCAGCTTCGCGCCCTGTTCGGCCAGCGATCCGTTCATATTCTCCATACTCACCGCCAGCCTTTCTACGGAGGACGCAAGCTTACGAATCTGTTTTGTCTCCTCCTCCAGCACATCCATGCGCCGGCTGATCCGCTTGTGCTCGCTGTCCATTGTCCTGCGAAACTCTTCATGCTCCGCTCGTGTAATTGGCGTGTCCATCCCTTTCACCCCATCCCCTTTCATTTGATATGCTCATTGCCACCACCCCTTTGTCCATTGCTGAAAATCGCCCATGTCATACCCGATATTGAGATTATACAAAAGCGCTCGTAGCTGTTTCACTTCGTCGGTGCTGCCTGATTTATACATTTCTACATAGATGGGCTTTACCGTGCTGGTTATTCGAGATCGTAAATCGGAGGCGTCTACACCGCTATCAAGAATCTGTGCTACTCTCTCATGGGCATTCTCGCTGTTCATCATCAAGATGTCATCCACAAGCGCATCCTGCGCCGCACGCGCGACAATGTATTCAGTGGGATCAACTTTCTGCGCGTCGGCATTTGCTATCCACCCGGACGGCTTGTACGACGATACTGCTTGTTTCCCTTTTGCCAAGGCGTAGTCATAGGCATTGACAATAGCATTGGCCTTTCCTGCCGCATCAAGGCCCTGATACGCCTCTGTATCTACCATTTTGTTGAGAATATTAAATGCGGTCTGTCCGGTTACTTTGGAAAATTTTGTATACTCGTCCCCGGTTAAATCCTTACGCTCACCATTTACTGAAAAATATTTCGGGGGCGACTTCGGGATTACATCCCCATCTAAGGTTTCATGGTATATAGCCTCCACTTCCTGATTTACTTTTGAATCGTCGATTGTTTTCAGATAGCCCGGACTAAGAAAATTCTGCATTATCCGGGTAAATATATTTCTTTCCTCTATTTCCTGCCCCCACGCATTTACATAAGGTTGTTTAGTATAGGTTAACCCCGGAATTTTACCGGCTATTTGCTGACCGAATTTTTGTACAGCACTGGGCACTCCGCTATTTTTGTCAATATACGTCCTTCTCTGCGTTCCATCTATTGTGCGTCCTATACTACTGCCCAAGGTTGGGAAAGCCTGCAATAAATAGCTGTAGGCAATCGTTTGTAGAATTGCTGAGATTTTATTTTCAGAATAGCTGATCTCGTTCAGTGTGTCGTTCAGGCTGCTCAACATGGAAAGATTCAGCATTGGTTCCAGCATGGTTGAAAAAGTATCCAGAATATCTTCTGTCGTCATGTCTTCATATTGGCCCTGGCAAAGCCTTTGAAACTCCACACCGACAAAAAATGGGATAGAATCTGGGGCCAGCCAGTCCAACGTGTAACTTCTACCGCCTATGTTGATCGAATAATTCTGTTTTCCCGTCACACTATTCAGCCTGTCATCATCTTCCCCACTCGCGCCACCTGTGATAATACCCAGAGAGGACAACCATATTCCCAAGGCCGCAAGGCCTGTTCCCGTCAGGCCCTTTGAAATTCTATTGATATATTGCGCAGGTGTTATTTCTCCCCTTTTAAGTTGAACCGTCCCCCTTGATACGGCGTCAACGAGCCCAGCCGGACTGTATTCAACGCCCCTTTTTAAAATATTGATCGGCGTCTTTTTAAATGGCAACACGCCACTGATTATAAAATCAGCAACCTTACTGGAATTACTCCACTGCTGCAACTTTGCCGCAAATGCGGAGTAGTCGCGATAAGTAGCCTCTAGTGCCTCATCAAATGCATATGCCCGTGCGCGATCCAATGTTGCGGGACTGATATTGTCCAAGTCTACTTTCTGCGCGGTTAAATATCTGGCCAGAGCTTGCGTGTAATAATGCTTTAAGAACAGGCCGTCGGCAGCTTCAAGAAGCCGGCCATTTCCCTTTTGTACCGCCTCTAATACCCTATTCTGGAAAATGGTACGCTTATCATTGATTTCATTGGACGGATTATATTTCCCGCCGCTTTGCAGCGTTTTCTGTATTTTGGGGTAGTCTGCAGCAGCCTCCTCTTTCGCAGCCTCCGACGCTTTAAAGGTTGTCGTTCTCTGACTTCGGTCTAGAACACCCGCTTTTTCCAATCCAGCCTGAATGGCAGCATTTAAGAACTCCTTGGTTTTGACTACGGGCATGAACGCGGCATTGCCTACAAAGTTCCGTATATGGGTTTTAGGATTCGCCAGCATCGCCATGTGCCGCCACTGGTTCCATTTCTCTACCCATGAGGCCGGCATTTGATCGGCTACATTCTGCATCAGATTATCTTTGGCCGTCGTGATTTCTTCTTGTGTTGTAGCATTTGCCAGATCAAGGGCAAGTTGCTCATCCAAGACAATCAGCCCCTGTTTCTTGTTTCGCAGTTTACCGTTTTCCTTTGTATTTTGCCGATTAGCCGCATCAACCTGTTGTTGTATTGAATATAGCATTCCAAGAGGGCCACTATTCTTTATAATCCGAAAGGCCTGTGTCGCTCTACCGCTTTCCGTTCCCTGTCTGGATAATGCTTGCGTTATGGACAACAAGCGAGCTGCATTCCCCTCTTGTGCAGCTTTCTTGAGCAATATTTCACCTGTTGCAATTTCTCGTGCCGTAAGATTACCGCCTTTTTTTGCTACGCCCTCCCATTCTGACGTCGCAGTATCAGGGTTACGGTTGATTTCATTTTCGGCGAACGTTAGCAGCATCTGGTTTGATATAGGAACATAGGATAACGCTTCATCAATAACTGCTCTCTTTACATCCGCGACCATTTCATTGTTAAGCTGACCCGTCTCAAGAATCGTACGCACAAACTGACGGGTTTTCTTGCTGTCTGACGTTCTTTTTGGCACGGCTATATCGGTTTTGGGATTCTCACCTGCCTTGATAGAACCGTATCGCTCGTTAAGCGCGTCAAACTGCTGCGCTGCAGCTTCTTCTGACACTCTATTCCGTAAGTCCACTTGACTCTGCTTTGCCCGCACATCCTGCTCAATCTGATTTACTACTTGCCGAGCAGTTCCCGCCTGACTGTTGACATTTGTGGAATTGTTGGATATACTATCATTAGGATCAGCGTAGGCGTTTCGGACGTAGGGTGCGGGGCTGGAAGCAGCATCGGCCATGCGCTGTCCTTTTTCATCCGCTTTTTCTATGCGTGCTGAAACTACATATGCAGCTTTAGCGTCCGTATCCGGCACCGCCTCGAACACAACATATTCGCCGTCAATTCGTTTCCGAATTTCTACTATTTTAGCAGGGTTCCCATATCTGTCCAAGTGTCCCCAATGTGGTTTGTCATCTTTCCCTTTCGTAACTGAATCGTAATTCTCTATGACATAGCCTATACGAGCTATGTCTTTTTTATCTGCCAAGGATTGATCAGCCTGTCCAATTCCGCCGTGGCGTTTATTGATATGTTTAATTGCAGAGGGCTCAAGTAAAGCGCTGAAACCGTCCACATCAAAGCCAACAATATTGCTGATTTCTTTTGCAAGATTTCCATTTATTTGACCTACTGTGCGCTTTGCTTTAGGACTTGCTATGCCAGCTTGAACTCGATCAATAAACTCCACAATGGTGGGATCGACTGCTTCCTCATATTCTTTCATAATGCGCAACTGTTCGGGAGTATGGACCTCTGTCTGCCCCTGTGCCTGCGTTTCCTGCGCGGCATACATATTATTGCCCGCGTTCTGATTCGCGTTTGCATCCGCCGTTTGGACAGATTCTGCACCTGCTGTAGCGTATAGCGATGCGTCTGAACCATATACAGCGACATTTCCCGAGTACAAATCAGCCAACGTTTTATCTGAAATGGCTTTGCCCTTGCTCATCTGATCATACGCCTGTACGGCGGCGCGGTATGCGTCGCTGTTTTTTGGTGCGTCTATTCCCAGATTGATCTGCCTCGAAACCTCGTCTGTAGATGAAAACGCATCCAACGCCCTACCCGCCTGACGTTCGAAACGCGAATCTTGTATATTTCCGTATGCGGTAGCCGCCGGAGATAAAATACCGCCGCTCAATCCGCCGCCCGCAGCAGCTAATGCAATTTGATTAATCAACTCGGCTTTTGCCTGCCGGTCTGCTTCCAGCTCAGAATATCCCATTTCCATGAGTGACCGCTTCATGCGGGCATAATCCGACTTGTCTCCCATAATTGCATAGTCGGCAATCATGTTGGCCATCTCTGTCAATACTTCTTCCGACGCCTCAACGCCCGCCCCTTTCGCTGCATTTAACAAATAGGTGCGCAACTCTTTACCACCGTTTTGTTTAAACATAGAAAGCTGATCTATTGATATTTTTTCAAAAGCATATTCCGCCAGACCTGCAATGGTTCCCGCCCTCAATGCCTGTTCAGGGGTGCCACCTTTATCTAATACGCTATAAACGGTATCACCCGCCGCGTTTCCTGCAAGCAAAGCCGCACCGCTGGCTCCAAGCGGCGCATACATCAGGAAATCCCCCATAGACATGCCCGTATTATAGAGAAAATTCGCAAACGGATTGTCTATGTTTTCAGAAACAGTGCCGCGCAACTCATTTGAGATTGCAGATGGATAATACATCTTGCTATACTTATTTAAGGGAATGTAGTCACCCGAAAGCGTTCTTGCAACTTGGTTTGTGGCAGTATCCAAATATGACAATGCTTTGCCGGGTGTATAAGCGAAACTTTTAAACGATGCCCCCGTGGGATCATTTTCAGCATAGTCTCGGGCCTCCTGTTTCGCAGCCTCCATAATCCGCTTACTTTCTGCAAGCGAATAAAAGGTCATAAGCTCTTGAACGTTATAACCTTTGTTCTCAAGTTCGGTATAAAGACGCCCGAACTCTTTACGCGCTTCGTTGCGTTCAGCCGCTGTTTTACCTATAATTTTCTCTGCCTGCTCGGTTTCATTCTTTTCTAATTCAGTTTTTAACGGGGTAGACGTATTAACTACCCCCAAGGCACTGTTATATTGACCTAATTTAAGGAACGCATTATAATCTTCTGTTGGCATGTTTTTAACTGCTTTTTCCGAGCGAGCGTACCATCTGTCAGCTTCAGCCTGTTCCACCTGTGCTCTTGCAGCTATCGCTTTATTATGGGGGCCGTCAATAGAATTGTAGACAGCGTTCACATCAGACGAAAGTTCCGATCCGGGGAACAGGATGTTTGCCGCATATGCGGCTTCATTCATACGTAGTTGGTCTTCAAACGCTTTTTCACTGTTTTCTTTGGCTATGCGAACATTCTCATCCAATGTTGACGCAGAAAGATCGGTCGCGGCCAGATCTCCACTCGAAAGCTTATCAGCTATAGGGTTAGAATAGGTGTTCTGCGTAAATGATTTACCATTGGATATTGCAGACCAACCGGCATCAATGGCTTCACTCTCCCTTTTTTCCAATTCCGATAACCGGGCCTGTTCAATTGCTTTATTCTGTTCATGGAAATTATTGAGCGCGTTTTGTGCTGTGCGGGTATAATCACGCACAAATGGATAGCCGTTGAAAAGCGGGCTATCGGGCGAAACAGGCTTTATTCTGTTTACTGTCGGCAAAGGCGCGGGCTTGATAGGCGTAGCGGTAGGCACAGGCGCAGGCTTGATAGGCGTGGCGGTTGCCTGCACCGGTTTGATTGTTGGCGTATACGGGCCAGCAGGCGTAACGGTTTTTTCTCTTTTGATATAATTGTCAGGCTTCGCTGCACCGCCATTATATGCATTTCTGATTCGCGCCTGTTCTATAAGATCTGCTGACGAAAGCATTTCTTCCTGTTTTTTCTTAATTCTGGTTCTTGCGGCCCTAATTAAATCATCCATCTTAGAATCCTCACCATTAGATATATTTTCCGAGCCCGTATTCAGTTATGAGAGAATTGTATTCTGCGGGGGTAAGGCTATCTTTATAATCATTGATACTCTTCGCCATCCAATTTTTCGTGTCATAAACGGGATTTGTGTTCCAGCTATTGCCGTAATAATCGCTATATGTGCTGTACGGATCGTTCTGATCGAATAGCTCTACCAGATAATCGTATGCCCCGCCCTGCGAGCTGGAACTGCCGCCGCTCCTGCCGCCACCGGAGCTGGCCGCGCGCTGTTGCAATGCGAACTGCCGTTCCCACTGATCGTTTGCGATGGCGGCCTGTTCTTTCTGCCATGCAAGGTTAAGGTTATACTGTCGCTTTGCTTCTGCGTCGGCTGCAAGCGCCCTTTCGTAATCTGCGTTTGTCCACAGGGCATTCCCCTCATTCGCATACCTATCCTGCGTAAGCCCCAGCCGGTCCATCGCCGCCTGTGTGTATGCGTTATTGAGCGCCATATCCAAGTCCCCGGCGCGTGTATTGTAGTCAGATCGCACACCGCTTAGCGCGTTCTGGTAGGCGTTATAAGTGTTTGCCTGAAAGGATTCGCCTTTACCGGAACCGGACAAGCCCCTGCCGAACGCACTTTCCGATGTATATCCGTAGGGATTTATCACATTTTTGTAATCCGCATACGCGCCGCGCATGGCGTTCTCCCGTTCCTTTACAGCACGCTCCCGCATCAGATCAATATTGTCTGCCTGCTGTTTTGTGGAAAGGTTAATTGCCTCCTGTCCAGCCTTTTCAGACTGTGCCAGTTTTGTTACATAGTCATCATATACACCCATGTTATTTCACCTCATCTTATTATTCATCCATAATATAGCAGCCGGCAAACCCGATCCAGGTGTCTCCCTCTTTCCATGTAAGGGCGGCCAGCCCGCTTTCGGATTGCAGGCGGATCATACCGAGCGAAGAATCGACATGCGCCACCGCACCGCCTACCGTATCCGAGGTTGTGCGTGCAAACTGCATGCGCGCCAGCCCATAGCGGCCGGAACTCATCGGCGTAAAGGGCAAGCCCTGAACCCTCGCGTATCCGCTGCCCACGGCTGTTACATTGACTTTCATGTAAAACGTGATGTACACCAGCTTCCCTATCCGGTAATAATACGAGTAGTTGTAGCTGGTTGTATACGTCATCCCGCCGTCCGACGAGATCAGCTTCGGCGTCCACGTGCCGGACGCCACCGGCAAGCCGAGGTTTGCCAAAGCCGCTGCAGCCGTACCCGCGCCTGTGCCGCCGCTTGAAACAGGCAGGGGAAACGCAATCCCCAGGTTGCCGCGCGCGGCCGCAGCATTATCCGCGCCCGTGCCCCCGTTCTCCACCGGCAGGGGAAACTGAATGCCCAGGTTCTCCCGCGCCTGCTCCGGCGCTGCGGCACCCGTGCCCCCGTTGCTTACGGGCAGGCGCTCCAGCAGTTTCAGCAGAGACAGGTTGTACATCCGCTTGATCGTCTCCACCGCCTGTTTGACTACGTCCATTCCCCTTCCCTCCTTTACGGCACGCTGCGCCGCCACGTCCCGCCTATGCGCCGGTACACGTCCGCCGCCTGCTTCCAGCTCCCGTTCACCCGCCGGTACACCGTACCCGGCTTCCAGGCTCCGTTTACGCGCAGGTATACGCCGCCCGTCCGCGTCAGCGCGTTGCTCTCTTTCCAGCCCGACGCAAGGCTACCGTTCTTTGCGCGCACACGGTATTTCACCGCCTGGCCGAACATCATGCTCCGCGTATCCGTCGTGCTCGTCCCCGTCGCCGTTTTCAGCGCCGTCCACGCGCCCCACGTGCCGCTGCCCGCCGCTCGCAGCGCGTACTGCACTTCATAGCCCGTGATCGTTCCCGCCGCACCGCTCCATGCGATATTGACCGTGCCGCCGGGATAGTACGCGCCGTCGCCCCCGGCTTTTGCCGTCACCGCCGTGGGCGCAGACGGCGTGCGGGCGATCGGCGTCAGCGCCATCGAGCCGTTTGTCACTTCCGCGCTGCCCGCCGTGTATGCGCCGCTCGCGCACTTGAACCACGCGCTGACCGTTATGCTCCGCGCCCCGTCGCTGTTGTGTTCCACACTCGTCGTCCAGCTCGCAATCGTGATCGTCGAGCCCAGCGACGGGAACGAATACTGCGCTTCATTCGAATACGCAAGCGCCCCGTTCAGCCACAGCTCTCCCAGGCAGCCGTAGTCAACAAACCGCACGCTGTTTGATTTGAGCAGCAGCTCGATCCGCACTGTAGACGTGTTCGCCGCCTCGTTCACCGCGCCCTCATACGTGCGCAGGATCAGGCTGTACCCGTTCTGGCTTGTCGTGACCGTTGTTTCTTTCAGCAGGGCCATATCTCCTCACCCCGTTACACGTATTTGATATAGACGTCCCCGTCCGCGCCGCCGCTCGGGCTGCCCGTGCCCGCCGTGATCGTCTTCTGCTTGCCCGCCAGCGCCGTGTTCAGCGCTTTCCCCTGGTTGGCCGACAGCGCGTCCGTCGCCGACGTGCTCGTCAGGTTGTCTATGACGGCGGGAATCTCCCCCACCGCCGTCTCCAGGCCCGATATATCCCCTTTCAGCCCGGTCACCTCCGCTTCCAGCTCCGGCAGGTGCACGCTGTTCAGGTATTCCTTTACCGCTTCCCCGCCCTCGTCAAACTTCGCTTTCAGCTCCGACGCCGTCTCCGTCGGGTTGTCCGCCAGCTTCTGGATGATGCTCATGTCCTTTGTGATCTGTGTAAATGCCATATTCCCGGCCTCCTCACTTGATATAGTTGCCTATGGTGTACTCATAGTTGAGCTGTCCCAGTCCAAACCGCTTGTCGGGAGAATACAGATGAAGCTTTAACCATTTCCATTTCTTTTCCTTGATCGGAAGCTGTATGATATTATCACTGTCCGTAGTAAAGGATATGGAATTGAAATCTACGTCTGCAAAGGAAAACCCGGACATGCGCACTGTCAAAATGTCGTGCCGGCTCTCCTTGTCCGTCTCAACCGCTATCCTAAACAGCGAGTTCGGCATTGTTTTCAAAAGCGCATATGCGCCTTTGGGCTTGACTGTTTTTAGCATGGCGTTGGTGTTTCCGTTCTCTGCACGGGATACCCATTCACAGTAAACAGGGTCGGTGCCGTCCTTGTCGCCGTCGAACACGCACAGGTCGCCGCCGTCTGTTCCAAAGTACAGCTCCCCCTCGTACTGTTTAAGAACTCGCCCGGTCGCCGTCCCTATATTCAAATCCGTCCAATAGAACCACTCGTATTCAAAGCTGCCGTTTGCGCTGTACGTGCCCCGGCTGTCCGCAAGATACATCGTGTCGCCAAACAGCGCGCAGTAATAACCGTTCCATTCTTCCGTCTGTACGCTGGATAGGCTCTCTGCCGCAAGCGCGCTGTCAATAAGCGTGCTGCGGTGTTTCAGGGAGCGTTCGCTGTTGGTGACTGTGGGCGACGTAATGCCCTCTACGCCGCGCGCAGACATATATACCAGATCGTCCCGGAACGAACGTGCGCCGCCGACACATCCCTCAGATATAACGCTCTGACTGGACGGGTACACCCGGCCAAGGTCATAGTCCAGCGTGGGCGTGTGGACAAAAATAGATGACGCATCCTGATTCCCGTCTTTCAGAACGATCAGGCTGCCGTCCTGCACCGCCATATCCACAATGCGACTGTTGCTGTCCCCGACTTTGACATAGCCCACATCGGATATATAGGCGGGATTATCCAGCTCGCAGTGCCAGAACACATTCGGGTAGGCCGGGTTGCCAAAATAGAAAAAACGGTTATCAAACGGAATGGCGCGCGTGCAGGGCGTTACATTATCCGTCACCGAAACGCCAAACTCTATAACGACATTATCGTCTCCGCCGCCGGGCATGGCCGGGGCGGTGGAAAAGGTGACAATGCCAGTCTGCTTATTGACCGTAAAGGCGGTTGTTGTCTCTCCGTCTACCTCCGCCGTGACTGTGCTGTCGTCAAGTCCGGTCGCGTCGAGGTGGTATTCTTTACTCGTGCCGTCGCCCCGGAAACTGTTTTTGCGCCTGTTCGTCAGCATATTTACAGTTTGGTACACAGTACCGCCGCCCTCCGGAGTACGGGCGATACTTGTTGCAGGGACATATCCTGTTACCGCTGTGCAGGCCGCGCCGTCGTATCGCAGATAATGCTCGCCGTCCAGAAAATACAGCGCCTTTTCATGCACAAACGCGGTGGAATATGTGTCCAGTACGCCGCTGTAAATCTCCTCCGGGATACCGTCTATTCCCGTGGAGCGATACAGGCTTGTCCCCGCGTGCACAATCAGCAAAAGCTGCGGGATTTCCAGGAAGTATACGCCGTTGATCCGGCTGCCGTAGTCGTGCAGGACGCGCAGGCCCGGACGCGTCTCAATAAAATCCGTGAAACCGTCCTGATACCGCTTGAACATATTGACGCAGGAACTTGCGCGGGTTGTTGATATATTCCGTTGCTCGCTCGATAAATCCACGCCCGCAAGGTCGCGGTATGTAGCCTGGTACTTCTTAGGCTCTTCCGGTATTTTTAACTGTCCCACTGCGCCACCCCGTTTCAACGCGGACGCGCACCGCCTGGGTAGACGCATCCCGCATCATGATCTCCTGTTTCAGGCTGTCGTACTCGTTCCAATACATCACGGCTTTCCGTCCATCGCCGCCAAGCCATATATAGTGAGCCGCCAGTAGCGGCACGAGCTGCAACAGATCATCCTGCATATCCAGAATGTACGCGTCCTGCGTCGCCTCGTCGATTTTCTGCGGGAATACGGAATAAAACACGTCGTATTCGCCCGGCTCGCTGAAACACACCACATTGTATTCTATAATTGTATAGTTTGCGGGATAAGATTCCCCCGCGCGCCTTATGCTAAGAATCCGGTTGAGACGTTCAGCCTCTACCTTGATTTCCTCTTTTTCCGCAGTCGTTGTAACCGTCAGTTTTTTCTGCGTAAACCGAACTGTACCCACAATCAGGGACATGGCCCGATTGACGGCCTGAATAAACCGCTTCGGGTTCTCCCCGTATGCTTTATCCGCCTCAAACCCCAGATTGATTAAATTGCTTTTCAGTTCTCCCCATGTCATGGCCGCACCGCCTTTTTGTTTGATGGGGGAGGGGCCTGCCCTCCCCCGCTACATCGTTCAGGGCATTACAATCGGCGTTACGCTGACTGCCGCAGTCGTTTCGAGCACGAGCCGCCCCTTGTTGCTTCCGCTTACCTGCTTAAACCGGCCGCTTTCCAGCGCGAGCAGGACCGAACCGCCCGCAGGGACGCTTACCGAGAGATCATTTACGCCCTGAATACCGCCGCCAGCCTTAACCGTTACGGTCGCAAGCGCCGCCGCTTCGAGCAGCAGGACGAGCTTGTCGTCCGATTCATCCCACGTCATGTACCCGCCGTCCGTGCTGACCGATGTCGCATCCCCAAGAGTTTCCGCCGCATTCCATACGCCGATCTTTGTTGCCTTGATTTCTGCTACTGCCATCTGTTACCCCTCCTTACGAATTGTGCGCCTTGACAACGTACAGCTCTTTGGGGCGTACCACTTTAGCCCCATAGGTGTCCAGGCCCTTTACCGCGTCCTTGAAAAGACCCTCGGGACGGTATGCCTCGGTTTCGTTGATCTGGCCTGCAAAGGCGATCGCTTTCTTGGTGCGGATCATCAAATAGTCATCCGTCCCGTCGTTATAGAGCAGATTGGAAATTTTGACCCGCGCGCCATTGTAGGTGCCGACAAGCCCCTTGCGCAGGATCTCCATGTTGTCCGTCGCAACGGTAGTAAGTTTGTCCTTGAACAGGTTGTAGAACCACGGCGTAACGGTGATGACCACATCGTCGCCGATTTTCACGTCGTGCTCCCACAGCCACACAAACGCCTTGTCCACCGCAGTTTTGGCCGCGTCTGCGGTCGTGACGGACGTAGAATTGGAGAATCCGCCTGCTTCCACTGCAAGAGACGCGATATACTTGTCACGCTCAATCGCAAGCGCCTGCGAACTCTCGGCCATCAGCGCGGGCATAAGGCCCTCTACGCTCTGCGCCTTGTCCACATCGTCCACGCCGAAATTAAAGAACTTGGCCTGATCTATCGGCAAATACACCGCGGTGTCGGGCACGTCCTCCGGCGCGCCGATGTCCTGGCCGGTATATGTGCCGATGGTGGGACGCGACACGCCCAGAATCTTGACGCGCTCGCCCTTTTTCGCCTCTCCCTCAAACTCCGTGTTGCAGTCCTCCTGCAAAACCGTTGCTTTTTCCAGCTCGCGCTGGATGTGCTTGCTCCAAACCGTAGGCTTGAAATTTCTGTAAGCCATATTACCTTACCTCCATTTAGTCATAGATTTCTGGATGATGTCCAGAAGTTTGGGATTCCGCCTGTAGTCCGCGTCCGTCAGCTTGTCCACCTCCTCCGGGGTGTAGAAGTCCTTGGGCTGCTCGACTACTGTGTTTTTGATCGCGCCGGTTGAAGGCGGCGCCGTTTTTCTGCCCGGCACAGTGCGCCCGGTAACAAGCGCATATGCCTCTACGGGCTTTCCCTGATACTTGCGCGTCCGCATAAGTGCTACATAAGCGTCTCGGGTGTCCTCGTCCATATCGCCGATGTTCTGAATCCGCGCATCTGGAAAGGCGTTTGCAATCGCGTCCACGTCCTTTTGAATAGCAGCCAGGACCATACGGCGTTCCGCTTCGTTCGCCTTTTCTTCCAGTGCTTTTTTCTCGTTCAGAAGCTGTTGATACGCCGGGTTCCTCTCCAGCTCCTTACGCTGCGCCGCCTCGTTTGCCAGACGGCGGGTACGGGCTTCGTCAGCCGTAACGCCCCATTGCGCGGCGTTAAACGCGTCCACCGCCGAATCAGGATCGTCCGGCAGCGTGGTCTGCAACGCACCCTCTACCGTTGAGCGGAGTTTGCTGTAGCCCTCCGCATGCCTGGAAAGCTGATCGACCTGCTGTTTTGCCGCGTCCCGGTCGCGCTCGGCCTGTTCCGCGCGTCTGCGCATGGCGGCAAACGCTGCGTTCTCCTCTTTTGTCTGTGTCGGCTGTTCGGTCGCGGCTCCCGAATCCTCAACCGCTCCCGCAGCTTCGCCGGGGGCTGATTCGGCGGCGGGCGCAGGCTGATTCACGCTTTCAACTTCCACAGATTCCGCAGGGGCGGCGGCTTCCTGCACGTTTACGCCTGTCGTGTTTTCTTCCATATTTTTTGCTCCTTTGGATTTTTACGCGTTGCCTGCGAATTTATGATTTAACCCATCGCGGGAAAACCATCTGTTGGTATCTGTCCTGTTGGAATGGGCTGTCCTGCCGGCACACCCGGTGCGGACATCTCCGGCGGCAAACCCGCCATATCCGGCATGGCTGACGCATCCGGTCCCGGCGGCATACCCTGCACTTCCGGCGCTGTCTGCGCCTGTGCCTGTTCTTCCAGCTTCCGCTCCCGCTCCTTTAACAAATCCACAAGCTTCTGTTTCGGCATGGCGGAGCTGTCGGACAGAAGCGCTACATACTCCTCGAACGTGATGTGTCCCGCGGCAAGCAGGTTTTCAAAGCTCTGCTCTTGTGCGAGCTTGTCAAACGGAGCGGACGGAGATACGTCAATGCGAACATGTATTTTCATGCTTTGGAGCTCGGCGCTCGGTATTGTCACCGACCCCTCCGCACCGCGTTCGGTCTCAAACTGTGTGATCTGCAAGCCGTTTACCGCATAAGTTCCCCACAGGTCGTACCATATCAGGGCAATATCCTCCAAATACTGAATATACGCCTCCACCGCCTCCGTGACAGGCAGCTCTGCGGAACGCTGCACCGCAAGGATCGCCGTACCGCTCGCCTTTGTCGGATCTACCGCGCCGGTCGCCGCGTCACCGGCTCCGGCAAGGTCGCGCGTCACATTGATGACTCGGTCTAGGAAGGAGTACGCGTCGGACGACATGGGCGTGGCGCTCAAATAGGATATATAGTTGCGTATATCCCCGGCGTTCGCGTTTTCAATACTAAGCGGCTTGCCGACCGCCTCTATATCTTCCGGGTTTTCCACTATAGCCCGCGAATACACCAGGCGCGGAAACGCCGACTGTTTAAGAGACTGCTCAATCCGGTACAATTGCTTATTGACGGAAATCTGGTTCGGAATGAGGGGGAGAACTTCGCCCATACCGCGCGCCATACCCTTGATCCGCTCGATCAGCATTCCGGCTATCGGGTACAGCGTCATCCCCTCTATCGCAGTCGGGGTTTGATATTCAACCGTGCGCGTCGCGCGTGATACATACAATACCCCGTCTATACGCTCAAAGCGCACCAGGGTTGTGCACTTCCCGTACCGTGCATTGCCCTGATTTACCTCCTCGTCCGCGTCGTCGCCCAGCTCGTTGTCCGTGTCCGAATCAGGCTGAATATTATCCAGCTCCTCCTTTTTCACGCCCAGCCGCTTCGCCTCGTCCCGTACCTCCTGAACCGGACGGCGCTGGGATATGATGATATAGGGCTGCTCCTGTATGTTGGCGTTCTGCTCGTCCCCGAAAAATATGTTTGTAGGGGAAATCTCCGTCATTTCTATCCGCTGTCCGTCCTCCACATAGAAATACCGGTATTTTGAGCCCATGACAAAGCTGTCCTTTATATCGTCCCACAGCACGCGGGACAGTTTCAGCCGCTCCCAGGTCTGCGCCGCAAGCTGGTTGAGTGCGTTGCATGTCGCGTCGTACAGCTCCCGCTCCATACCTGTAGCGTCCATCGGGTTGTACACGATTTCCAGATCGTTCTGACCTACGACGGACGCTTTATATTTCACCACCGGACGTATAAAATTGAACATAGGCGGCGTTTCGTCGCCCGCCTGCAAACCGTACCACTGATCGCCTATGTAGAAGCGGTTCGCCTTGTCCATATCGTCAAAATAGTTGCGGCGGCGCAGATAGTCCAGGCCTCGCTGGTAATCGTCCCATGTCTGCGTTGTCGTAAACTCCCTCTTTTTTGCCATCAGCTATTCCTCCAGCCTGATTTGATTGCCCGCCGTACCGTTATACCGTTCGATATTCTGCGCAATCAAGTCCTCGCGCGTTGGTTTTGCCTTTTTTCTCGGCGCACACTCCCGCACCGTCTTTTTGACAGCCTCGCCTGCGGGGGCCGCCTTGCCTTCGCCCAGCCTGTACGCATACAGCACAAGCAAAGGAACGATCACCACAAGGGCGCACAATGCATATGTCATATTCTTACAATCCTTTCCCCGTATCCAGACGGTTTCGGCTTCGGCTTTTCCGATTCAAAGTTATAGTGTTTTTTCGGTGTTGGCGGGCGGTTCGGCACCGGTCGTCCCGCGATAAAATACCGCAATGCGTCCGGCGCATGCGTCAGCTCGTGCGGCTCCCGCGCAACGTCGTTCGGGTTGTGCTCGTCAATCTGCACGGCCGGAAGTGTGCGCACCAGATTCTTACATGTACTGAATATAACAAGGTTCGCCGCAGGCCTGCCCTGTTCATCCTCGTAAGGCTTCAACCACTCTTTCAGGTTGTACCAGCCCTGGACGCGGTCGTTGGAGGCCCGGACTATGGGGATTCCATATTCACGGAATATGTCCGCCGTGCTTCGCCCCGTATCCTTGTGCCGGTTCCACATGTCCGGCGGCGCAATCGTCTGATATATTTCCTCCTGCGTCGCTTTGCATATCTTCTCCGCCGCTGCCGATACAATCAGGCCCGGTTCGTACAGTTCACGGTACACGACGGCGCGCCTGCGTTCGTCTATGGCGATCCAGTAGCACGCAAGCATGTCCAAACCATAGTCAAACACTCGGTACCGCCGCCAGTGCGCCGGAATCTCAAAGGGCCGCACCACATGAATATCGCGGTCAAATTCCGAAAAATACTGGCCGTCAAATATATCCCAAATCCCGTATAACAGGGCCTTGCGCTCTTTCTCGTCCAGGTTTTGCAGGCGCGTCATATATCCCGGGTCCTTTTGCATTAGAATCGGGTTGTCCTGTATCCGGGACGGAATAAATATACGCGTTCCGTGCTCTGTCTCGTGGACCGTGTTCGGTTCTCCAATATCTATAAAGCGTTCCTTGACCCAGGTATGCCCTACGCCGCCGGGGTTGGTTGAACTCTTTACCTGTTTGGGGTAGCCATTGGCCCCTCTGCACCGGGATAGCAAATATGTATACTGCTGTTCTGTAAAATGCGTCAGCTCATCAAAGCGGATCACATCGTATTCCGCACTCTGATACTGGTATACGTCGTTCCCCCCGGCGCAGTATCCGAAGTCGATCATGCTTCCGTTCACCAGCGTCATGGTATGCGTGGAATGACTGTACCGGTACAGCGCGCGCGGGTATAATTCCTTTGCTACGCGAATCAGGCTTTTTTCCAGTTCCGGATAAGTACGGCGCAGAATAAGCTGCTTGCTTCCACCATACCGCATGGCATATACAATCGCGTCTATTAACTGGCCGTGCGACTTGCCGCCGCCCGCAGCACCGCCGAATAACACCTCAAACGCATCCGCCTGCATAAACGCCTTTTGTTTGCGTGTCGTCTTAAATTGAATCGTCATCTTCCCATTCCACCAGGCTGATGTGTATGTTCGTGTCGTTCTGCGTCTGTATCCTGTCTGTCCATCCCAGTTGTTTCAAAGCAAAAATCGCCATGCTGGAATTGTAATTCCCGTTTAGCCCCTCGCGCTCCAGCATTACCTCCTTAATCTGCACAATCTTGTTTATAGATTGAGAGATACTCTCCCGATCAGACCGCTGCTGTTCCGTTTCGCTGCCGTCTTTCGGTTCCTGCCGCAGTTGCATAATGTAGTCGTAACACATATCCCGGCTCAAGCAAAAATCCTTTACAACCGGTATTAACTGCTTTTCCTCACACTCCGCCAGATATTTTTCTACTTCGGCGCAAATATATTTGGCGGTGTATTTTGCGTTTTTCTTCGCCATGTTCTCACCTCTCTTACACACCACAACGCCCCGCCGCGTCCTTACCGTGGTGTCCTTCCCGCCCTGGTACTATATTCAGTATACAACAAAGGTTGTGCCCCGCAGTTATCCTTTTTTACGCGCAAAAAAGCCCCGCTAGCAATAGCGGAGCAAAATAATTCAAAAACTTTGCAGAATAGTATTGACATATGATTGCAAATATGATATCATATAAGCAATCAATAGGGAGGCGAGACAATGACACTAAAGCTAAAAAAGCGGGCGCAAAAATACCTTGACAGCGTAGACGCTAATACCCGCCAAAAGCTCTACAAAGCGCTTGAACAACTGTCGCGCATGGAGGGTGATATAAAGCCGCTCCACGGCGTTAAAAACGGGTACCGCTACAAAATCGCCCATTACCGCATAATATTTGAATGGATAAAAGGAGACATACTAATAACAGTCATCGAAATTAACACGAGAACCAACATAAAATATTAGGAGGGGAAACTATGAAACGCAAAGAGCTAACACAAGAAGAAATTGAAAGACGTTTCGCCGAAATTAATGCCCAAGTACCGGAAGAACCGACCGCTGAAGACTTAGCTGCGATTGCTGAAGCAGCAGCCGAAGACCCCGCCGATACAATCACGCTTGAAGAGTTTCGCGCCCAAAGGGAATACAGCGGAAATCTTATGATAAGAATCCCCAAAGAGCTGCACCGATCTTTAGCGGAATCGGCAAAGAAAAACGGTGTCAGCCTGAACCAATACGCGCTTTATAAACTCGCCAAATAGTTAAAGCCAGTAAAATAATAGGTGCTTTTTGCCGCCCAACAGGGCGGCTTTTTTTAACGCCTCTTGTCAAGTATGAAAAAGAACTTTCGCCGCCGCAAATAAAAGTGCTTTCGGCTCATCGGCACATCCATCCACTCATACGGGATTCCCTGTGTAACGGATTTTATGATATAGTCAGAAATAGAGGGATCAGCTAGACGGGCGCATTCCTCTACCAGGCGAATATAATCCCGATACATATCCCCGTCCGGCTCTCTCACACGCTGGCACCAGTCGTTGTATTGCAGGCAAAAATTGAGCAGCTCCCGGTATCTCTCCCTGCTTATTCCATAGTTATCCGGTATGTACGTCCGCAACTCGGCCTCCTCCTTTACTTGCTCCGCTCGGCTTTTCCCGGTCTAAATAATCCCCCATTATCTTGAAGCACCTGGTATATGCCGTGCGCAAATATGTCTATAATTTTTTCAGTATCATCCCCCAGCTCCAAACCTGTATGCGTAGATATTGCGTGTAAAATTTCATGCCACAAAGTGACACACTCGAATTGATGGTTCTGATTTGCAGAATTAAGCTGAATTGTACTTTTGCCATAGTCCACTTGTCCATATAACACTTTTTCACCATCGTTCAAGTCGGCCCTGTGCTCAACCCTGTAAGCTATGCCGCTGATACGTACTATGTCAGGTATTATCATGATCTATCGCCTCCATCTCGATCAAAAATGCCGCATTGCAAGCCAGGTGCCACAGGTGTGGCAGGCCGCTCTCCAAATCATACTTCTCACCGCGCAGGTAGGCCAGCCAGTGGCGGTATAGAGCGTCGCGGTATCGTTGTGGCTCCACCTGTCGCCAGTTCTCAGGATCATGATATTTCGCACACCCATACTCCCGAACGGCGGTCACCGCCTCAATCAGCAATACCGGAACAAGCGTAGGACGCGGCTTCCCGGCGTCATCCTTATATACATCAGGGCACACGACGTTTCCCCCTCCTTTTCCGGCAGAAGATAACATCCTCTACGGTTATTACGACTTGCCAGTTATCTATGTCAACGCCGGGTAATACCGCATCCACCCGGCTTGACGGCGTACCGATCACGCCGCCGCCGTAGACTTTCACCGTGACCTCCGGGTCGCTGCCTAGGGCTTTTGCATCGTCCAGCGCGTCTATGCGTTTCCTAAATTCGGATAGCTTCATGCGTGTTCTCCTCACTCTGGATACTCGGGCATATCCGCCCAATGTGTTACCTCGCCATTATCCCTACGGAAACCATGCACATACCATATCCCATCACGATCTACATATCCCTCGTGTACCTTGGGGAGAGGATCCTCCATTGGCATATAGCAAAGCACACTGACAAAAGGCTCTGGCAGAAATCTATTTACTCTAATCCAGTCCATTTCGAACCTCCGCCATCTCTTTGCGGCATATCTCCGTACATGTCGTAATCGTAATCCTCCCAGTATTGGCAGGTATCTGTTTCATGGGTTAAAAAAACGTCCGATTGTTCTGACAGGCATATATGGTCCTCCGGAGAAAACCACTGACAGTCAGCACAGTATCGCTTATCCATCATGTACACCTCCTGTTTCACGCTTAATGGATTTTGTTTCTTTCTTTTCTGACATAGGGCATAATTTCGTGTTTTTACAATTTGCAAAGCTATGGTTTTTCCATACCTCAATTATGTTTGACTTATGGCGAAAGCATTTGTGGTTGCTGCATTTATCGGCACAAAATGTAATATCGTCAGAACCACAACTATATTTGGGGAGACTCATGCGCTACCTCCCGCATATCTGCGCCGCAGTGGGGGCAGAAGTCACTTAATTCCTCTTTTAAATTTCGCTGCAATGCTAATCCCCCACATAATGAACAACAATGTAAACCGTGGGATTCGGGCGGAGCCATTCCCGCTATTTTTACCCACTTCCCATGCCCCACCTCCGCAACGTCGGCGGCGGGGATGGCATCCAAGACAGCCGTTACACCATCCAAGTAAATAGCATCTTTTAGTGATTCGCATTTATCCTTTAATTTTTGAAATTTAGCAACAGCGTCCTCACGCTTGATGTACTCAGCCATTCTTAATCCCCTCCAGCTCAAAATTTAATTTCTTGCAATCCTCTAAAATCGCGATTACTTGTTGTTCAGCGTAGATACGGTAGCCGCGTTCCTGTTCCAGCTCTATCCGCAGCCGGGTATTTTCATCCTGAAGCGCGGCGAGCGCGGTGGCGGCATCATCCATGTCCTGTTTATATAGCGCTTTGAACAATGCGCCCCTGTGGCTTCTCAGCCGCTCAATCAGCTTCTCAATGTCCATGATGTTACCTCATTTCTTATTCTCCAAAAAACTCTTTAAACTTTTCAGCACCATACTGGCTCTTTGTCATTTCGACAATTTCCCGGACGGTGTACGCTTCTTTCAGTTCGCCGAGGCTGTCAATAAAACGCTGCGTCCCCTGACGGCAGGCCCCGGTGATGATTCTATACATGGGAATGGCGTCCTCTGTCTTTATCTCGCTTTCGAGGGTCAGGCCCTTGTACTGATCCGCGCCCCGGTCTGCGGCGGTTTTGAACAGGAGGTCGGCGATACCGTCCCGCAGCTTGTCACAATGGGCGTAGTGTTTGCCGTCGGAAACAATATTTTTTCCCTTGATTTTGCCTACGTAGATTGTGTATCCCCCGACTTTCTCCTCCTTCCGAACATGGGTCAGGATATTGTCGGCGTACAGATACCGGCCGGGCACATAATCGCCATCTTTCAGAATTTTGACCTTGCGCCGTTCTTTGTCCTTGTCCGTGATACCCGTTCCGCCCAGGTAGAGAGAGCCGCCCACCGTCAGGTTATCCGGCAGTGACGTGATTCCCGTACCGCTCAGGTCGAGCCAACCGCCCACCGTCAGGTTATCCGGCAGTGACGTGATTCCCGTACCGCGCAGGTCGAGCCAGCCGCCCACCGTCAGGTTATCCGGCAGTGACGTGATTCCCGTATCGCTCAGGTCGAGAGAGCCGCCCACCGTCAGGTTATCCGGCAGTGACGTGATTCCCGTACCGCTC